TATATTAGAAGCGTACACGTTCCTTAAAGGCGATGCAGACATTATGACAACTTATCGTCAACGCTACGAAGAAGCTATGAACTTACTCAATACATTAGCTACGGGCAAAGACAGAGGCGATGCGTACCGTAACGGTCAAGCAAGGATACCTGTTAGATGATAGTACAAGGCCAAACAACTAGCTTTAAAAAAGAGCTTTACGAGGCTATCCATAATTTCACTACGGATACGTTTAAGATTGCTTTGTACACAGCTAACGCTACTTTAAATCAAGATACACTAGCTTATACTGCTATAGGTGAGATTTTAGGTACGGGTTATACAGCGGGCGGCAGCTCTTTAGTTAATCCTATAGTCAGTTCAGCAAGTGGTGTTGCGTATATTAGCTTTGATAATATCTCGTGGACTTCAGCAAGTTTCACAGTACGTGGCGCGTTGATATATAATAGCTCTAAAGCCAATCGCTCTGTAGCTGTACTAGATTTTGGTAGTGATAAGGTAACTACTTCAACTTTTACAATAACTTTTCCAGCGAACACAAGCACTTCAGCTATTATTCGCTCATCTAATTAGGTAAACAATATGCACACAGAAAAAGTAGATGCACAAGACTCATTAGGCGCAACAGCCCTTCTTGGCGCTGGATTAAGCGAGCAACTTTTAGTCACAGGTCGATATGATGTTAAATGCCTTGATGCTGATGGTAATTTAAAGTGGGAAGATTCAATTGAGAATCTCGTTGTGACTGTAGGTAAAAACGATTTACTTGATAATTATTTTGCAGGTTCTGCCTATACAGCAGCTTGGTACATGGGTCTTGTTGACAACGCTTCATTCAGCGCTTACGCGGCTGGAGACACATTAGCTTCTCATACAGGCTGGCTTGAATATCTAAACTACACTATTTCCGGCAGTTCTACCAATAGAGCGACAGCAGCTTGGAACGCAGCATCATCAGGTTCTAAAGCATCAACAGCCACTACGTTTACAATTAGTGGTGCTGGCGGTACTGTGCTTGGCGCTATACTGTGTGCAACACAGGCAAGAAACACGTCATCTAATGGTGGTGCAGGTATTCTTTATTCAGCAGGTAGTTTTGCAACTTCGCGTGCAGTTATTGCAGGTGATTCGCTTCTTGTAACTTATACAGCATCAGTGTAAGGACTTATTGTGGCTGGCGGTTGGGGTAGCGGAGGTTGGGGGGTATCGGCATGGAGTGGTTCTGGTTATGTGGATTCTATTACGGAAGCTGTTACAGCAACGGATACTCAGACTGCAATACTAAACGCCTTAGTAAGTTTAACTGAAACGGTAACCGTAACTGACTCCCAAACAGGAATAATAATACTAAGCCCGTCTATTAGCGAGTCGGTATCAGCTACTGATGAGGTAGTCGGTGGTTTAGCAATAGCAGAAAGTTTAACAGAATCAGTAGTTGCAATAGATACACAGTCCTACACATTAAACGCTATAGCTTCTATACTTGAAATAGGTGATGCAGTTGATATAGTGTTTGCCAATGGGTCGTTTTATGCAACTATCAATGAAACGGTTTACGCACTTGACTCAGTTACTGGGCGGTATTTATGGGAACCTATAGATGATACACAAACTGCTAACTGGGCATCGATTACTACAACACAAGACGCAATTTGGACACCCATTAACACATTAGGTTAAAAACATGACAGTTAATTACACGACACTTTTAGGGTTAGCTCAACCAGTTTCAGGCACAGAGTCTGGGACATGGGGTGATACAGTTAATAATAACATTACTGCTTATTTAGACGATGCTATTGCAGGGGCACAGATTATTAGTGGCACTTTGACAGCCGTTACGCTAAGTAAAACAACGGGGGCAAATTTAAGTCAAGCTGGGACAGGTTCTACGGGTTCATCACAGTATCAGATTATTCGGTGTACAGGTGCTCCTGCAAGTTTATTGACTATCACAGTCCCCGCAGCAAATAAAACATATGTAGTTATCAATGCAACATCTACATCTCAATCAGTTAAAATCGTAGGTGCAGGTCCAACTACAGGCGTAACAATTACAGCAGGTTCTCAAGCTATCGTAGCTTGGAACGGTAGTGACTTTGTTAACGTAACACCATCTTTATCAGCATATTTACCATTAGCTGGCGGCACGATGACGGGTGCAATTACGTTTGCGTCTGGTCAAACTGTTGATGGAACGAACGGAATAGGTTATATCAATATCCCGCAAAACAGTCAATCTGCCGCCTACACACTCGTTGCTGCGGATGCAGGTAAACATATTTTTCACCCATCAACTGACGCTAATGCTCGGACGTTTACTATTCCTGCAAATGGTTCAGTGGCGTACCCAATCGGTACAGCAATTTCGTTTGTTAATATGACTTCTCAAGTCGTCAGTATCGCAATCACAACAGACACAATGTATTTAGCTGGTACAGGCACAACAGGTACGCGCTCACTTGCTCAGTACGGTACAGCAACGGCACTTAAAATGACATCGACAACTTGGATTATTTCTGGTGCGGGGTTGACCTAATGAGTGGGATTCAACAAATGTTAACGGGCGGGACTTATAAACCGGCAGTGCCAACTGTTATTGGACAAGCGTTTGGCGGCGGTTTTTACGCGGGCAAGATTGCCGTAGGTGGTGGAGGTGTTGCTACACATTATCTAATTGTTGCCCCTAAAGCATCTGGCGAAAATTCAAGTAGAACATGGGGCGTTTCTGAAACGACAACGGGAATAACGTCAGTAATCGACGGGCCAACAAACTCTGCGTCATTAGCTGCGCTCGGCGCATCATATCAAGCTGCCGTATTTGCTGAAGGCTTAACTATTGGCGGGTATAGCGATTGGTATCTACCTGCTAAAAACGAGCTAGAAGTGCTGTATTATTTCTTAAAACCGACTACTGCCGCTAACGATACTTCATCGGGCTCAAACGCAAATGCGGTATCACCCGAACCTATTAGCACAAACCACACAAGTGGTTCACCAGCTCAAACAAGCGCGGGTATCGGCTTTAGAGATGGTGAAACAGATGCGTTTGCCCCTGACTACTATTGGTCTTCTACTGAGAACGGTGCTAACATCGCATCGAGACAGGCCTTCACCAATGGGACTCAGCTCAACGGCGTTAAGACCAATAGTTACTACGTCAGAGCTGTTCGGAGAATACCCGTATAACAAAATAGGATAAAATCATGTACATACAACTAACAAACATCGACGCAGACACAGGTATTCTTTGCACAGAAGCACCAATGCGAACAGGACCGGCACTCCCAAATGTAAAAGGTTTTCAGTTTATCTTTCAAAATGAATCTGACTTTCCCATTGCGTCGAACCCTGACGGCTCACTCAGCACAGCACCACTGCTCTATGGGACGTGCGATGATGACGCAGATACAAGCCTTGTTGGCGTTTTAAAAGTGTTGTCACAAGTAGAGTTTGATGCAGATAAACAAGCAGAACATCAAGCTAGAAAGCCATACCCTTCATGGGTTGGTGACATTGATACAATGTCATGGCAATCTCCTGTACCGTATCCACAAGACGATAAGCAGTATTACTGGGATGAGCTAACAATTAACTGGGTTGAGGTGATAAATGAACAAATTACTTAAAATATGGAACTATTTAAACGCAAGATTAAAAGAACCTTCAACTCACGCGAGTGTGGCGGCTTTAGCAACTATGGCTGGTATGAACATTGAAGCAGGTCCTATCCATGACGGGTTAACTGCGGCAGGTGTGGTTTTTGGTATGATTGGGTTGTTTGTCTCAGAAGGTAAATAATATGACTAATTACTTCAAACCAGAAGAATTTGCGTGTCATTGTGGATGCGGAGAAAAAGACGTTAATCCTAAGCTAGTAGAGCTACTTAACCGCATCCGTGAGTCGTTTGGTAAGCCAATTACCATTATGAGCGGTAGAAGATGTGAAGCACACAACACAAAAGTGGGAGGTGCAAAGCATAGTCAGCACGTCTTAGGTAACGCAGCCGACATTAAAGTAAAATACGTACCGCCCAAAGAAGTGCAAGAATATCTCATGAAGCATTTTGATGACGATTGCAAAGGTCTTGGACGCTACAAATCTTTTACCCATATTGATGTACGTGATGGTAAAATCGCACGTTGGAACGGATAAACAGGACTAAATTATGCCATCAATCGGTCTTAAAAAACTTGTATTTAAATCGGGAGTTAACCGAGAAAATACCCGCTATTACACAGAAGGCGGATGGTATGATTGCGATAAAATTCGTTTTCGTCAAGGCTCACCTCAAAAGGTAGGTGGGTGGAATCGTATTTCTAGTGCTACCTTTAATGGGGTATGTCGCTCACTATGGGCTTGGCAGACACTTGCTCAAATACCGCTTATCGGTGTGGGGACAAACACAAAGTTTTACATCTCTCGTGGTGGGTATTACTACGATATCACTCCTATTCGCACAGCAACTAACTTAACTACGCCTTTTGCAGCTACTACAGGCTCAACGGTTATTACGGTATCAGCACCTTCACATGGGTGCGTTAATGGAGACTTTGTTACTTATAACGGTGCATCGTCGTTAGGTGGAGTTATTACTGCCGCTGTACTTAACACTGAGCATCAGATTACTTATGTTAACGCAAACTCTTATACAATCTCAGTTAGTATAGCGGCAACCAGTGGAGACACTGGGAACGGCGGTACAGTGCGAGCTGTGTATCAGATAAATAGCGGTCCTGCATATCAATCCGCAGTGACTGGTTGGGGTGCTGGCGGTTGGGGTCTTGGTACATGGGGTACCGGCGTTGCGACTACGGACTCTCTTCGTGTTTGGTCTCAAAGTAATTACGGTGAAGACCTTGTGTTTGGTCCACGCACAGGCGCTATGTATTACTACTATGCAGGTAGAGGAGTTTCGTCTACCACAGCAACTATCCCAGTAGCATCCCCAGCAGTTATCACTACTACAAATCAGTATACAGAAGGCGCACCGATAGTTTTTGAAACAACAGGCGCACTACCTACAGGAGTTGAAACGGGTACGACTTACTATATAACAAATTATGTTGCAGGCGTATTTAATATAACTGACTCTGCAGGGACTCTAATTAACGCTACTGTAGCAGGGTCAGGTACTCAGTCTATTTCAGCACGCGCAGTAAATTTAAATACTATTGCTGGAGCTTCAGATGTTCCCGTTATTCAAAACTACATTACAGTATCCGATACTTTCCGCTTTGTATTTGCTTTTGGCTGTAATGACTACGGTGTATCTGCTCAAAGCCCACTGTTAGTTCGCTGGTCTGACCAAGAGAATGCCGCTGACTGGACACCATCTACTACTAATCAAGCAGGTTCACTGACTTTAACTCGTGGGTCTCAGATTATTACTGCGCTTCAAACACGCCAAGAGATTCTAGTTTGGACGGATTCTACGCTCTACTCCATGCAGTACTTAGGTTATCCGCTGGTGTGGAGTGCACAGCTTCTTGGGGATAATATCTCTATCGTAGGTGAGAACGCAGCTGCTCTGGCTTCAGGTGTAGTTTACTGGATGGGTCGTGATAAGTTTTATAAATACGATGGGCGTGTGCAAACACAAAACTGCGACTTACGGGAGTACATATTCAATGACTTCAATGCACAACAACCAGAGCAAGTCTTTGCCAGCACTAATGAAGGGTTTAACGAAGTCTGGTGGTTCTACTGCTCTGCCGGTAGCACTGTGGTGGACAAATATGCAATCTATAATTACGCTGAAGATATATGGTATTACGGCACGATGGGTCGCACCGCTTGGCTTGACTCTGGGATTTTAGAATTCCCTCTTGCAGCTACTTACTCAAATAACTTAGTTAACCACGAAAGTGGTCTTGATAATAACGAAACAGCTACGCCCACAGCTATTGAATCTTACATTACCAGCTCTGAAACTGATATTGATGACGGGCACAACTTTGTGTTTATTCGCAGAATCCTGCCTGATATGACGTTTAGGGGTTCTACAACAGAGAACCCAACAGCAACACTTTCTATCATCCCTTTGATGAACGCAGGGAGTGGGTATACAGACCCAGCGTCTGTTGGCGGAACAAATGAAGCGGCGGTAACGCGCACAGCGACTGTGCCTATTGAGAAGTTTACAGGACAAGTATTTATTCGTGTACGCGGTAGACAGTTTTCTTTTAAAGTGTATAACAATCAGCTAGGGTCTATGTGGCAGTTGGGTGCTATGCGACTCGAAATTAAGCAAGACGGGCAAAGAGGATGAGTAATACAGTCCAAACCCCTAAAGCAC